TTATTCTGCATCACAACTGTTGGATTCCCAGGAATATGCTTCTTGAGAAATGGAATAATAGTAAGAGTGTATGCACTAAATGCACCACCTGCTCCTACTGGAAGATTGATATTAACTATCTTATCTTTAAAATAAGGTTTAGCATGCACGGATCCCATACACAAAAACACACCGAACAAAACTAACATAAATTTTTTCATTGACTTCTCCTGTATCATAGTTCGTAACCATAGTTTGAAACACACTCAATAAAATAATCAATTTCTACTGAGATATCTTTAGAGTCATTACCAATAAACAATCCACGTTTATCAATAATTTCTGATGTTGCGAGTTCACATCTCACATCATATTTTAAATCATTCACCACAGGTTGGTTCACAAAATTACCTGCTACAATTGGTCGCACCTCTATTCCTCTTTGTGTAAGATATTTAGCGAATTGGTCTCTATTACTATCTATGACCATACCAAACCCGAACCAACTCGACTCCCCGATCCATTCTTCCTGAGTAGAGATAAAATTAAATTCTTTCATTCTATGCTTGAAATATTTTGCGTTATCTTTTCTTTGTTGGATCATATCATCCATTTTATCAAGCTGAACACATCCAACCGCACCAGACATTTCTAATGGGCGAACCCCATATCCGGGAGTAACAAATGTAAAACTATCTTTAAAATCACTTCTGTCTTTCGCTTTATCTATTGGACCCCATAGTAGTTCAGTCTTTAGATCCCTGACCCACCCGTGGGCACGTAAACTACGAAGAACATCTGCAAAGTAGTCATCATCAGTCACTACCATACCGCCTTCCATAGTTTGTAAATGGTGACTAAAAAAGAAACTATATGTTCCCATCGTACCAAAGGTTCCTGCCTGACGACCACGATATGTTGCACCTAAACTTTCACAGTTATCCTCAATTAAGATAATATCATTTTCTCTGCAAATTGTACGCAACGTATCAAAAGCACATGGATTGCCCAATAAGTTTACAGCAAAAACAGCTTTAGTGTTTTCTGTAATTGATCCCACAATAGAATAAGGGTCAATATTATAAGTTTTATGATCAATATCAACCATCACCATTTTCATACCCATTTGGTGAATGGGAAAATAAGTTGTAGACCAGCTGACCGCAGGAACTATAACTTCAGAATAAGTTGGTAATGTCCAGTCATGATTAAGTGCTGCCATCATAATAAGATTTGCAGAACTGCCGCTATTTGTCATCACCGCATGTTTGACACCCATTTTCTTAGCAAACTTAGATTCAAATTCTTCAACCTTTGGTCCCATAGTATAACGACCGCTTTCAATAACCTTATGGATCGCCTCTATTTCTCGTTCGTCCCAGGTGTTACATGCTAATGGATATTTCATCTTATTTCCTCTATATCACTTGCAACCATTTCTTCTATCATATTAAAAAATCCAATAGAAGGTTCCCACCCCAAAACCCTCATTGCCTTCGAAGGGTCACCCAATAAATCATTAACTTCATTCGGTCTATAATACCGAGAATTTACTTTAACACGTGTTTGACCATGTTGATCTACACCTTTTTCGTCTTGACCTTTTCCCCACCATGTAATCTTATAACCGATAGCACCAAATGCAACTTCAATCATCTTACGAACTGTGTACTGCGTTCCCGTAGCAATCACATAATCATCTGGTTCATCCTGTTGTAATATCAAGTGCATTGCTTCGGCAAAATCTCGAGCATGACCCCAATCACGTTTTGCATCTAAATTACCAATTTCAATGATTTGTTGTTTTCCTTTGAATATATTTGCAACACCCTGCGTTACTTTTCTTGTTACAAAGGTCCCACCCCGACGAGGGCTTTCATGATTAAATAAAATTCCACTACACGCATACATGTCGTATGATTCACGATAATTCTGAGTCATCCAGTAAGCATAAAGTTTCGCGCAACCATAAGGACTACATGGTTCAAATGGTGTTTCTTCGTTTTGTGGTGATTCCGCAGACCCAAACATTTCAGAAGTTGATGCTTGATATATTCTAATTTCGTCTCTATCCGGAAGTTGACGAACCGCTTCTAATATATTTAAGGGTCCAATAGCATCAGTCATAGCTGTATAATGTGGTGCGTCAAAACTTACTTGAACATGGGACTGAGCTGCTAAATTATATATCTCCATTGGTTCGATTTCATTAATCAATCGTGTAATAGAAAGTGAATCTGTCATATCACCATAATGTAAATTAAGTTTCGGAAAAATATGATCTATTCTGCCAGTATTAAATGACGATGAACGACGAATTATACCATGAACCTCATACCCCAAATCAAGTAAATGCTCAGCAAGATAACTACCGTCTTGACCTGTTATTCCAGTAATGAGTGCGCGCATAGTCATGTTTCTTTTCCAATTTGTTGAACAAACCTGTCTGTATTCTCAAGATCAATGTTTCCTGAAATAGAAATTCTATAATCATCACTGGTTTGAAACGGATAAACGCAATGTTGAAGAACGGCAGGAAAAATAATCATGGTGTTTTCCCAAGTCTCGTCTACTGGCAAGCTCCACTGACCAACTCCACCTTTGGAAAAAAAGTCTGGATAATTAAAGATAAAAGAAGAAGCAGGATTAATACTTCCATCTCTTACGTTTGGTTGGTTTTTCTCATTTTGTATTTGATATGGTATCTTATACCAAAGGACAAAACTCAACACTCCACCGTGAGTATGTAATGGATTGTAATCCCCTTTCTTAGCGAAATTCACCCATATATCTCTGGTTTTATTGTCATTGAAACGTATGTGGTGCCGCTTAGATGCTTGCTCATAATTTTTATGCGCTTTCCAATAATTAGGAACCACCTCGTCAATAAATTCTTCAATAACAGAAACACTTTTCTCTATCCTGTATTCATTTTCAATTGCACCAGCAAGTTCGTTTTTATATGAAGTTGCGTTTTCAAAATTTGAGTCGAGCATTTCTTGTATTTCTTTGTCGAGACATGCGGTCACCGTAAATGGTACAGTGCAAGAAAGGTATCCTAGCATTTGAACTGGTGTAAATGTTATGTTTTCAATCATGCCGCAATCCTACTGAAATTATGAACCTTTTCGAATTTAATATGATTAAGAAACTTGTCTAACATGATGTCGCCTTTATGCGATATTACAAATACATTCGAATCATCTAAATTATGAATTAATTTTAGAAAGTCATCACAACCGTTTGTGTCTAAGGAAGCATCGAATATTTCATCTAATATTAAAAGATTTGTGCTAGAACTATTTTTCATTTTAGCAATTGCTCTCCATGTAAATAGGAGGGCAAAATCTATCCTCATTTTTTCCCCTTCACTAAATGAATCATATGTGAAATCATCACGGTGCCTTGAAAGTATCTTTTCATGAAAGGTTTCATCAAGTTCAAATTTAACAAAGAAATCCATTGCTGCTAAATATTTGTTTACCAAGGAATTTATAATAGGAACATACTGTTTAATTATTCTAGACTTGATACCGCTATCCCTGAGTATCAACCCTGCCATTTCTAAAATTTCTTTGTTGTCCAGTATATCTTTCTTTTCATCGAGCTTCCCGTTTTTATCTTCATTAAGTTCTTTGAGTTTATTGACGCTTTCTTCGATAACATTGTTCTTTTCTTTTTCAGCTGCTTCTTCTATTATTAAAAGCTCACGCTCTTCTTCACGAAGTGTCCCGTCGTAGTTAATCAGAGCGTCTTTTAATTCTTTAATGTCTGATTTTATTTTTGTAATTTCCCCAGTGCGTTTGGTTAATTCAAGTAATTCTACACCCAACTCATCCATAGCGGTTTCGATGTCTACCATCACCGCAGACTTTTCTGTTATTTTTTCTTTCTTAATTTCTTCATCGATAACTTGTGTACATGTTGGGCAATGGTCATTAGTTTCATAAAATTCAATATTTCGTTTTGTGCTTTTCTTTTTCTTTTCAAGATTACCTTCAATAGTCATAATCCGACTAATTCTTTCATGGACAGTGTCGGCGTCTATAATAATGTCAACAAGTTTGTTGATTTTGTTTTGAGTATTTTCACAACTCGTTTTTGTTATTTTAATCCGTTCTTGAATATCTAATTTTCGATCTTTGTAATATTTAAGACGCTCGCTTTTCTTTTCATCATTTAACCGAGACTGTTGTTCTTGCAATTCGATCAAAGCGTCTATTGACTTTAGGTCTTTTTCATTTAAAGCAAGATTTTGTTTATTAGAAGAAACCCTTTCTTTCAAAAGGAGGGACATTGTCGAAAAAATTCTAATGTCTAACAAGTCCTCAATTACTTCTCGTCTTACATTAGGGGACAACTGCATAAAGGGAACAAAAGAAGATGATCCAAGAATAACCATTTGAGTAAATGACTTCATATTCATTCGGATAATATTTTCTTCTAGGTGTTTTTGTTGATCTCGCGAATGACCATGTTGATCTTGTAGTTTATCGTTTTCCCAAATTTCAAATTTATTTGGTTTGGAACCCCGAACCACTTTAAAATTTTTTCCGTTTGTGATAAATTCTATTTCTACCAAAGTTCCACCAGCATTGATCGAATTGGTAATTTGATCCTTTTTGATTTTCCTAAACGGTTTGCTGTAAAGTCCAAAACACAAAACATCAAGTATCGTAGACTTCCCAGAACCATTTTCACCAGTAATCAATGTATTGGCGTGTTGGTCTAAAGAAACCTCGGTAAACACATTTCCTGTGGACAGAAAGTTCTTCCAACGAACTTTAGTAAAATTAATCACCTGAACCCTCCATAGTCACAGCTTCATTATATAATGATCTCATCAAATTGTCAAGTTTTTCTTTGTCAATATTGTGTTCCATTTCAGAAATATATTTCGATAATATGGTAAGGGTATCTTCTGCCTCATTGATAAGTTTAGATTCTTCAATTTCATCAAAATTGTAATGGTCATCAACTATAGAAACGTCAAGTGGTTTACTATCATACACATTATTCATAAAGGTGTCAAACACTATAGGTTTTTCTTTTGATTGAATAATCACCTTTACATATGAATTCGTAATTCTAGACATATCGTAATTCAATAATGTATCTGCTTCCACCTTGCTATCATCATACCAAACTTTTTCAAAAATATTGTATGGATTTTTTATAAACTCTAATTCTCGAGTTTCAGTATCAAATATATAAAATCCTTTTTCTTCATTATAATCAGACCACATTATTTCATATGGGGTTCCTGTGTATACTATGTTACCCTTTTTAGATTTTGAATGAAAATGACCCGACACAACAAGTTCAAATTTATTAAAAAGTTTAGGGTCTATTCCATGAGTACACTCTAAACCTCTTTGCATGTCGAATCCTGTAAGTTCTAGATGACCAAATGCAATTTGCGCTTTTGTGTCTTCTATCATATTAAAGGTTTGTGAATAGTTTTGGGAGTTAATCCAAGGTATCATAAAAATAGGGACACCGTCGTATTCGATTTCTGTTGGTTCAGAAAAGAAACGAACATCTGGATATTCAGAAAAAAGTTCAGAAAGGGAATTTATTTCATTAGTATTTTTGTATGGAACATCGTGGTTTCCTACCAATATATCCCAATCGTAACCTTCTTCGCGTGACCGTGTGAATAGGTTTTCGCGTATGTAATTTAAAGTTACATATGATATAAATTTTCTGCGGTCGACGAAATCACCGACTTGTAAAATTTTTGTGATACCTCTTTTGGATATTTCCGGGAAGAAAACATCATCAAAGAACCGTTGAAAGTATTTGAGGAACTCTAAATTATCATTACGAGCACCCCAGTGTAAATCACCGAGAACAGCTATTTTCATAATATATTTTTACTCTACTTTGGTTTTGACGTTTTGCTTTTTCTCTTTCGTCTTCGACTTTGCTCAAAATCGCTCATAAAATTCTCCATTTGTTCCTGAGACCACTCACCATATTGGATATCATTAGAATACCTCACACCTGTATTCTTTTCCGATTCATGAAGTTCAGCAGTTGCGTTTGTAAGATTAGCACGTTCGATCGCCGCATATTTTGTGTATAGATATTTTTTTTCTTTTTGTATTCTGCGAACAAAGGCATAATAAATTATTTGAGTAAAATACGCAAAAGGATTTTGTGATTTGTTAGGATCAAAGTTGTCGATATATTGGAGGCAATTTTCTATACCATCAGAGATCATTTCTTCACGAAATGTATAGTTTGAAAAGTTTGGACGAAAAGCAAGGTGAGTTGCAATTTTCATTATGCTTTCACCAACGTACAATGGAACCCTTGGTCTAGTTGAATCATTCTCTTTCGCTTCATTAACTGAATCTTTAAATTCACACATTGCTTTGAATAATTCTTTATTATCCACATAATGGTTTTTGGTTTTTTTTGCCATAACAAACCCTCCTAATGTATAGTCTTTCTTTCAGACTCGCTCATTAAATCTTCATATGCTTCTTCTATTTCTTCCGCCAACTCTTCATCCATTTCCATTTGATAACCAGATTCTTCAGTTTTGTGTTCTTCAATCATTCCCGGAGTGATTTCATTTTCATTATCAAATTCTTCCATTGTTCTTTTTTTTACACGAGAATAATATATTTCAATAATTTTTGGCATTTCCGCATATGTAACCACAGTCGATTTAAGAATTTTCATTGGTTCGACCATAACTTCTTTCATAGGTGCCCAGCGAATAACACTTGTTGCAAGTATGTTATTGTACGGATTAACTTGATACAAAAATTTATAAGGCCATTTGATTACAAAATGGTTATCATCTTCACCAACCATATCTGCCATAATATCGTCACCATTCGATAACTTAAAATAGAGCAGACTCATTTATTTTCCTTTAACTTTACGTTGTACATTTGGTACGGAAATCCCTCAGAATTATACATTTTAATTCGTTCCATGAGGTGATTTAATGTATAGTTCTTCCTATTCTTATTTGAGAAATCATCAGCAATATCAAATAATTTACATTGGTCTTTTGTTTCACTTGTTCTCAAACCACGTCCTATAGATTGAAGCGTTCTTATCCTACTTTTAGTTGGACTTGCGAATATTATATTATGAAGGTTCCTTATATTTATACCTGTAGAAAACGTCCCATATGAGGCAACTATAATACTGCCTGAACTTGCTTCAACGATTTGCCTAACTTCTTCTCGTTCCTTTGCTTCAACACTTCCTGATATAAAGAAAACATTTTCATGTTCTGCTGATTTTTTTATAATTTCATGTAGATATTTACCATGCTTTTCAACTAAGGCATACAATATAAGGGTGTTCCCTTTTAATGATAATGCTAAATTTTTTAAGAACTTATTCCTTGCCTCACTTGAAACGATCGTTTGCAATTCGTTATGATAATCACCGTCAAGCACATTTTTCTTAAGACCTGCTTCGTGGGTCAACACAATAACCTTGATATTCAGGTTCGCTAATTTTTTATCCCGAATCAATTTACTCGTATCTGTTATCTTTTCTATCTTTCCAAATAAACCTTCAAGAACCAGTTCATGCACCTCAGCACCATCAAGAGTTCCCGTCATCCCAAAACGATAACGAGTATTTACCATCTTAGTCATAATCGAAGTAAGACTTTTCGCTTTGAATAAATGCGCTTCGTCACCTATGATTACATCATATTCACTGAAAAAATCTTTCTTCTGCTCAAAAACAGACTGCCAAGTTGATACTGTGAATAATGAATCACTGGTCTTGCTCTTTCCTGCCATAATACCGTGTATCTCACCAGTGTACCCATACTCTTCAAAATCTTTAGTCATCTGAATTACAAGCGAAACTGTAGGAACTACAATCAAAGTTTTAAGATTATACCAACGAGCAATCATATATGCGATTAATGATTTACCGCTTCCAGTCGGTGATACTAATACCGCTCGACGATTACGAACTGCTAAGCAAAATGCACGAAGTTGATACTCCCGAGGTTCGACTGATAACCCCAACGATTTTGCGAATTCTTTTGCTTCCGCTAATGATATCTCGTCACACTGTTTTAGATCAGGATCAATTTCAATTTCATAACCGCCATTATGTGCGAAGTCGACCATCTTATTATAAAGACCAGTATAAATGGTTGACTTTCTAGCGTTATAAAGACGAACCTTTCCGTCCCAATATTTTTTCTTATACGAGGGCATAAATTTTGCCTGAGGCACATCAAATGTTAGCATATCACTAATTTCTTGACACTGCCCAGGTTCGCAATCTACTTTCGCCCAAACTTCATCTAACTTAGTTACACGAAGCATATTCATCCCATAGTGAGACGATGCCAATCAATTGCATTTTTTAGTTGATATCCTCTATTATTGATAGATCGAATAATTTCCTTAATGACGTCAACCTTTTCTTCTAGCACCGATATCATAGCATTTATTTTGATCATATCTTCATCGGTTTCCATGTAGTCGTTCAGTTCATTCTTAAGAATTTTCCTAAGAAATTGTTCACGATTGAGTTTTTCAAGATCCGCTTCCTCTGCTTCACCGAGATAATACTTCCTAAGCAACCTTCGGAGTATAGCACGATCCCTTAAAAGTTTTCTCAATACCTTGTTTTCATCCACCATCATACCGACATACTTGCTATGAAGCGAAGGTATGCGCGTATTTTCTTTATCGAGGTTCAGGTCATCGATTTTACAATCAGATTTCCATTCTTCAGTAATTTGTTCTATTTCAAGCATTATACATTATACCTCAAATCAATTCAATTAGCAAGCATTAAAATCATTCCAATCACGAAAAATTCCAGTTTTTACGTTGTTTCTTGGGTCGAATGGAAATGATATAGAAAGTCGTTCTGATCTTGGTATTATCCTATGATAACTATACCGTGGGAAAAAAACGAGATCTCCCGGATTCAAATATTCTTCAAATAATATATCTGTAGGATCACCTATACGTGGTTCAACTGGACCAGAAGATTCATCGGTCCATGCGGTGAATAAACTTTCACCGTAAATCTGCAAAAGAAAATTATGAGAATGGTCCCAATGAGGAGAAAAGCTGTCTGGTAAACCCCAACTCAACTCTCGAGAATAAAATATATGAGCATCGGTTTCGAAATTTGAAGCATTTTCTATGCTTCGGCATATACTATTCACACCCTTATTGAAAGTCGACGAATCCATCAACAACAAACCATATTTGTTCAAAAAGTCATCGATTACATCGACAGGCCATGTGTTATTATCGAGTGTCCATGTACTTGAATCCCAAGAAATATTTTCATTCCAATTTAACCACAGGACTCTTGCATTGGTCATTGCTGGTCTAAAATTTAAATGATTAAAGTATTCTCGCATAGAAATAACGTCATCAGGATTAAAACAATCCTGAACAAAAAAGGCTTTTTCATTTTCGTATAAGTCAAGAATAGCATTATCAATGATCATATTAAATCGATTCTATATTATACTTCCTATATCTAAATGTTACAGTTGCTTCAAGATATTCTACATCGGTCAGCGTGGAATCGAATGTAAGTTCAGTCAAAGTAATTGGAAAGGCATCTTGGAAAAATACGTTTATAGAAGGATTCTTATGACTTGTAAGAACAGTAAGAGTTGCATCAGATACAAAATTTGCGCCAGAAGCAGTACCTCTTTCTTGTACAAAAGGTGAAGGGTTCGCTTTAGCAAAGTCTTTCGATTGCTCAAAAGTTTCAGGGTGCCCCATACCTACAATCCAATCTTCAATTTCTTTATAATTCTTTAAATCTTCATCAACCCGAAAACGTATGTTAAAAGGGTCATAAGTAATTCTATCACCGGGACGCGGAATAATGGCGAAAGGTGATGTTTGCATCTCTACTGGATTGATATTAATTGTAGGCAACTGTACCGATTGACAAAAATAATTTACATTCGGAAGTCTTTTAATTTGAAATCTAAATCCTAATGGTGAAAGGGGATTTAAATTATCTGGTTGATTTTCTGTTATGCTCATAATGGGGGTCTTTCACTTTAATATCTCTATTCCTATTTATATTATATATTTGACCCCTGCGGACATTCCTATTATGCCCTAAAAAATCCGAATTGTCAAGGGCTAATTTAAAAAAAAAACAAAAAAAAGGGGAGACCGAAGTCTCCCCAGATACTGAACTACTCTACTTTTCTTGTTTTTACATAAGGTTGTTAACGATCGCGAGGCGATAGTATTTGTTTGCCTTATTCGTAGTTGCAAAGTTGATGTCTCCATCAGCATCGGTCGTAGCGAACGGATTGGCAACGATGCCGTACCGAGTCTTGAAACCGATTTTAGGTTGGAAAGTATTCTCACCGACCGCACGTACCATCTGTAGAGGTACATATGGGCAATAGAACAGACCAGCGTCAAAGGCACTAGAACCTTTATAACCGATGGTGTAGTACTGACTTCCGGAAGCAGTTGAGAAATATGGATCAATGTAGACCTTAATCCGACCATTAAGCATACCAGCGAAGGTGTTGCCCGTGTCGTCAACCTGAAGGTTGTTATTAAGAGCTGGAGTATAATCCAACATTCCTGCCATCTGCATTGCAGAAGCAACGTCTGAACCACAGATCAGCACGTTACCTTTACCCCGACGAGTCGCTTTCGCGATTTGGTTGGCGTCACGTTCGATCTGGAACAACAGACCTTTGAACTTTTCAACCATCCAACGACCGTTTGAGTCGGTGTCGAGATCAAAAGTACCAGCAGCAGTGGTATTCGTTTGAGCACCAGCAGTTGCCGAATAGTTAATCGTACGAATGACTTCACGATTGATTTCAGCAAGAATTTCAGCAGAAAGAATATTGCTGAGCTCGGTTTCGGCGTCAAGACCATGAACCGCTTTAAGATCTTGTGCCAATTCCATCGTGTACTCAGCTTTCAGAGCACGAGAAACCGCCGTTACAGCAACTTTCTCAACACTGAATGCCATCTCGTTGAAAGCATTTACTGAGCTATCGCCAAGAGCTTCTGCGCGAGCTGTAGTCATACCAGTCGTTACTGAATAAGCAGTACCGCCAGCAGCACGAGCTGTAGCATCATTCCCTGACTGAACCTTACCAGAACTGGCGTTCGCAACCACAAACCGAGAAGCAGTATTACCACCAGCAGAAGCTGAGAACGTGGTGTTTGCTTCGTCGAAGAGTGCTTCCGTACCAGTCTGCGATTCGTAACGAGAGCGCAACGCAAAGATTAGACCCGTAGGTCCAGTCATAGGTTGAACACCGCAGAGGTCATAAGCAATAAGGTTTGGCATCGAACGACGAACCAGACTAATAAGCACTGGATCGAAGATATCGACTGAACCGTCTCCTGCCGTAGAGCTAGAAGCTCCCATGGCATTCGAAGGTGCCGCTTCGCCTAAGAGGGTTGGAGCTTCGTATCCACCAGAACCAGCACCTTGCTCGCGAGCATTAGTTTCTTGGTTCTCGAGGAGTTGAGCGACAACGTGACGTTTGTGAGCGTCCTTGATCTCAGAAAGATCTGGATGATCAAGAACAGGACCCCACTTTTGAACTAAATTATCATTGGACATTTTACTCTCCTTCTCCTTTCGAGTATTTTATCGTTTACTATTTATAAAAAAGCCTATTTCTTGACTTGTCTGGAAATGCTACCGACATAAGCTGCCATCGAACCAGTTAATTGTTCGGTTGCCTCTTCGCTGTCAGTTTCGATTGGATCTTCATCTAAAGAGGAAGTTGTAGTTGACTCAGTAACTTCCCTTGGTCCACTGAAATAACTCTCTTTAATTGACTCAAGTTTTTCTTTATACGAATCAGAATCGTCATAATCGATTGCTTCAGCAAGAGATTCCATTTTGGCAGTTTGAGTTTCCGTTAATCCTTCGGATACCTCACCAAAAACAGAAGCACGCTCATAATCATCACGTTCTTTCTTCAACTTGATTCCAGCTTCAATTTCTTCGTTCAACTTACCTTCGAGTTCTTCAACTTTAAGGGCAAGCTCATCAACAACGTCGACCTTCTCTTCGGGAACGTCGATATAGTGATTCTCAAATAAATCTTTCAAACCACCAATGAACGATTCGGTGATTTCAGAGCGAATGCCTTGCTCAACTGCAAGAGTATTCTCTTCCATCCACTGCTCAACAACATACTCGAGATAACTATCAATTTTCTCTACGAGCTCTTTATTGAACACTTCGGTTGATTCTTGCAAGTCATTTTCGCATTGTTTTGCAACTTCGTCGAGCTTTTCGTTTACTTTAGAAACAACTGCTGCTTCAAAAACTTCTGTTGCTTTATCTTTAAAGTCATCAGAAAGATCAGTATCAGAAAATACTGCTCGAATGTCGTCTGCAACATCGATATCACTGGTTGTGATTTTCTCAATGGATTGGATATCTTCAGATTCTGCAACTTCTTCTTCAGTTTCAGACTCTTCGCCAATCATTTTACCATAAGCAGCTGCAAGATCATTTTTCTTCATTGCTCCTGCATATTGCATCATGGCATTAAGCATTGCCATTTTGGTTTTTGGTGCTTTACTTGGGACTTCTGTAGCTTTCACTTTTTCAGAAGAACCCTGCTCAGGTGAGGAAGCATCGCCTTGCTTTTTGGATTTTCCTGGAGCTTTTGCTGTTTTAGCAATAGGATCCGGAACCTCCGAAGGGTCACCAAAAGAAGCCTTTTTCTCATCGAGATCTTCGACTTGCTCTACAGCAACATCCTCTTCCTCTACAACTTGTTCAATTTCTTTTTCAGACATTTTTATCTCCCATTAGAAAGAATTTTTCCGTTTCGTTTATTATTTATAAAACAGATGAGGCTTAGAGGCTACGAGTAAACTTTTTCCAGATGTTTAGCATTTCTGCTTCTGTTCGTTTATTCTTAGCTGCATCATCCATTGCTTCTTTATACTGTGCTAATTCGGATTCCCGAATGATACCATTGTCCCAAACCCATTCAACACCCTCCATGACACCTTCAACAAAGGCATTAGGAGCAGAAGGATCTGCTACAATATCACCAGCGGTTGCAAGATAGAAATCTTTCCCGACTTCCATCGCATCACCTTTTTTCTGAAGAGTTCCCATGCCACGGGATGAAACCCCAAGACGTGCGCCCTCTTTCATTAAATTCTTAACGATAGTTCCATATGGTGTATCCATAATTTTTGCCTTCCCGACAAAATTATTACCATCCTGATGTAAATCCTTAATCATGTGTGATACACGTTCTAAATTAATTGTCGGACCAGTAGGATGACCAAGCTCGCCATATGCTCGATTTTCTGCAATATATTGTGTTTTGTAACGATTAACTTCTTTTGCTAATACATCTACAGGATAAACACGACCATTTTTATTTTTAACACCGCCTTGCATGAAAACGCCTTCAATGAAATAATTTTTACTGCCATCTTCAGCAGCTTCAGTTATTACTTCACACTCCTCGTTGACTTCGCAAATTAGTTTCATCTTATGTGCTCCCTGTTGCTACTTTAACCGCTTTCACGTCAGCATTAGCAAACATAGTATCTGATGATTTTTTATAAACAACTCGTGATTCACCGCCATTAAGAAACACTTCTGATTTTACCGATTGTGTTGAGGTTATACCATAAGAACCTGTACCAGAATATAAACCACCTCCACTTTGAGGACCAACGGTGTTTGAAATATAAACTGTTCTATCAGTTGTTCCTGATACTGTTACTAAAACACAAGTTGCGCTATCTACGTTTACAGGAGGCCATGACAGTGAAAATGTGTTAGAAATTGGTGTAATTGCCATTTACATTCTCCCCCCACCCATCGCAAAGTCCATCATTTTCATCATTCCTTCAAAACTTTTACTTGAAGTGGTTTCAAAAGTTTTTTTGTTTTTAGCATTTAATTTAGAATGCGCTACCACAAGGGCTTTTGCCGTTTCATGATCTACTGATTCTGTGCGTCCATTTCCAAATTTCACTTTGCCGTTTTTTTTCGACTTTGCTATTTTTTGGATATCATGAAAAGCATGTTCGCTTACAAAATCTACAGATTCCTTAATTTTACTCGAACCTTGCTTCACAGCAGCTAAATCCCCGAATTTTTTGCCAGCTGCTTTACTGGTATCGCGTGCTTTAGAACCATCTGGAGTATTTTTAGCGTCACTTGAACCCTGT